TGCTTTTCGACAACCTGTGATTTCAATTCATCAACTCTTGCCCTTATCTTGCCCTCGTTCATCATGCGAGAAGCTTTGGGATAAACAGTGCTATCCTTCATGCCTTCTGCATCATACGCCATTCGATAAGCGTCTGCTTGCCCCATGCCATCAGCTATGGCTTGAGCGAATGCTTCCTGCTTTGCTGTTAATTTAATTTCCGTCATTTTTGCTGCCTATATATTCGAATGATGCAGTTAAACGCGATTCACTTGCTGTTCCCTTTAAAACACCTTTTGTGTTTGCAGCAACTCTGCCTGGGCTTCTTGTCATGATCCACTTTTTAGATTTTGCTCTGTAATGTATCATAGATGGATGAGATGTCACGCTTGTGTATCGCTTACCCATTGAATGCAGCAAATCTCCAACGTGTTCAGATAATCTGTTACCTAACCCAAAGCCTTGAAAATCTGGCAACACCACTGTGCGATGTTCCTTCCATACATTTTTCACCTTTGGATGCGGGAATGGTAAAATTGCGGTCATTGCGGCCGGCTGCCCATCAATGGTTGCAAGATATATTTTTGATGCGGTGTTTATATCAGCACTCAGATAGTGATAACCTTTGAATACCCGCCAGATGGAATTATGCACCCGCTGTATCTCGATTTCAACTGGTGGTCGCCTAAGTAACCTCCGTGAAAATTCCATTGTGGATACATCATAGATCCAATCAGGCTCTAGCCATTCAGCAACATCATAATGACAGGTTACAGCCACAAACTGACGATTCATTTTGCGAACAAACTTCTGAACTGCAAAGCTACCGATCTGCGCTACCGTTCTATCAACCAATGATGTAAATTCATCAAAAACCAATACGCCTTCAGTTTCTAAAATGGCTCTGGCTAAGTCTGCACGAAACTTCTGACCGTTGCTTAGACAATGATATGGAAGCAACCACGATGGTGGACTTGCAAAGCCAACATGGCTTAAAGCGTCAGTTATAGATTTAATGTCCAGATCAGATGCAAATGAATTAACAAATGCGTCTTTGCCCCATTCATGCCCTTCAAAAAACAATTCATTTTCAAATGCACGTTTAGCGATGGTTGTTTTACCCGCACCAGATGCACCCACAATCAAACCAATTGACCAAGGTTTATCCTCAATCGGTAGATTAACAGACCATTCCTTGACCATTTCTGTGGTCATTGGGACATCAAACATTCCCACGATCTTTTCTGTTCGGAAAGTGGGCTGATAATCCGTTTTCACTACATGGTTAAAACGCGGCATTTCAATCCCTGTTCCGTTAAAATTTGATAAACTTTTTCCTGTTCCTCTTCATTGGCACAGGTGACAGCTATTTCAAAAACAGCTTCGACGCTTTGTTCTTCAGCGATTCTTGTTTCTTCAAACGCATCTGCATTCAAAGAATCCAAAAATTTATCATCAAAGCCCAGTAAGTCTAAATTAAAACTTTCAAGGCTTAGGTCTTCAATCTCTGCCTTCAGCATATCCATGTCCCACCCTGCGTTTAGGGCAAGCTGGTTGTCTGCTATCACTAGGGCGCGTTGCTGTGCCTTTGTAAGATGGTCAAGGATAATAGCTGGCACTTCTTCCATGCCCAGCTTTCTTGCTGCCAGTAGGCGTCCATGTCCTGCAATGATCGTGTTATCGTCATCTATCAGGATTGGGTTAGTCCAGCCAAACTCTTTTATGCTGGCTGCTATCTGCGCCACCTGTGCATCGCTATGCGTGCGGCTATTAGCGGCATATGGAATTAAATCTGCGACTAGGCGCGTTTCAATCTTTGGTGTCATCTCAGCTTCCAATAAGGTCTGGTGAAAACCTTCTAGAGCATCTTAGTCACTGTGTCCATAATGTATAAAATCAACTATCCACTTCATATCGATTGAAGGCTTTGGATTCCACTTCGAGAAGTTTTGCAAGATAGTGCTGCGCCTTCATCAAATCTTCAATGCCATTCTTATCACGATAGCGTGCGAGATATTTTATGCAGTTTCCCTGCAAATATCCTGAGAATGCTTCTTGCGACATCCAGGACTCCATCACTTGCCAAGGCTGAACGCTTTTGGATGCGTAATGGTTTCCGCCTACTTGTTGTGAATTAACACTCATCATCTTCCTCCTCGTCTAAATAGCAAAACGGATCATAGCCCTTCAGCATTGCATCGACTGCAACCATGATTGGCCCAGTGATACGAACCTTGCCAGCTTCCATCTTGCGAATGGTTGTGCCGCCATTGTCAGGCGATAGGCGGAGAGCGTCCGCCATCTCGTTTACGCTGTAGCCCATGTAGGCTCTAGCTAGTTTAAGCTTTGCTGGCGTCATGCTTCTTCCATTTCTGCTATCGCTGCCATCTTCTGCAATGAGTGAACAATGGTGCTGTGATCGCGGTTCATAATTCTTCCAATCTCTGTGGTTGAATAGCCCTTGCCTCTCATCCACACAACGCATTTCCACCTTACTTCTACCAATGGCTTCAGTTTGCTTCTGCCTAGAATGTCTTCAAGTGTGTAACCGTGTAATTCTGCTATGGCATCAATCTCTGCCAAATTCTTTTCCCTTGGCGTCATGAATGTTCCTTAATGGAAGTTCCGTATAGCATTAGATTTTGTCCTTTTTAATAAAGCGGCCCGTGTTTGAATCGCGCAGTGAGGCGTTGCGTTTCAAGAGTAACAATTCCGTTGTGTCCTTTATCCATGCGTTCCGCCACCAAGTGCGGTCAACGTGCGTTTGCCATAGGACAAGTAGCGTTATGGCTTCCAGAGCCAGCAGTGCAATGATTGCGATTTCATATTGGTTCATTTAATCCTCCCTACTTACTGTGTTAATAGCTTAGTCGGCATCGACAAAATCATGGTATAGCAATGCCTCTGTGACGATCGCGGCAGCGCAATGCTCTGCGCTTGAAAACTGATCCATATAGACAAAGCCCATTGCGTCAATGCAAGCATCAAAAAGGCGGTTGCTGTTGCGGATGTATTCGTGCGGATCAGCGCATTCTTCAAATGGGCCAGCACGAAGTTGCTTAGATAGAAGTCCGTCGATGCGTTCAAATGCGGCTAGTGAAATTGTCATGCCGCGCCTCCCAAAATAATTTGGAGCTTATACTGCTCGTCATAGCGGTTTGTTAGCGCCTTAACGTAGGCGCGGAGCAACCAAAGCGAGGCGGTGCGTTTTTCTATCAAACGCCACTTGGAGCCACCGCCGCCCTGAATAGCGCGGGGATCGTCGGAACCTTCGATGTACTCATAAATATATGCAGTGGTCTTCATGTCAGTCTCCTTGTTGGCGGGAAATATTCCCTTGCTGATGCACCCTCATAATCTTGGTGATTTTATATGTAAAGCACTTTATTCAATAAAGTATCATTTCTGCCGCTTGGCGTGTTCGATCGCGGCAATAGCCCATTCCTTTGGCGCTCCAGCATACTTACCTTTGGCCCAGTTCTTTCGTATATCATCCATAGATATGCTTCCAAGGTCATATTTAGCCAGGTCGCACATTAGGCTTGTGGCTGCGCTGGTGCTAGTCTTGACCAATTTGTAAGTTTCTCCGTAGCTCTGCAAGCTCCTCTGCCGTAACGTATTCCTGAGGCGGCGCGTAATCGCGGTAGTGAATCATCAGAAGATGCTTGGCGCGATTGATCCTGCGTCTGCGATCATAGCCCTCATTTTGAACCACCGAATCTATCTCCGCTGGCGTTGGCATGAACTTGCACGTTCGCAACAGCTTTAAGAACGCGCTGCGTAAATCGACTAAAGGATAGATTCGCAGTGTCAGCCAATACAGTTCTAACCGCTCCGCTTCTTCCTCCACACTGCGCTTCGGGCTGGCTGTGGCTAGTGAAAGCTTGGCAATCATAACCTCCACCTGTTCGCGATCAGGCATTGGTGGCCTTGGTGCGTCCACAAACTGCTGAAGGGTCTCCGCAGACTTAGGCCCAATCGTCGGTAGGTCGCTCCCCATCAGCAGCTCGTCGAGCTTGGCTGGCAATGACTGCTCTGACCATTGAATTTGTTGGTTCTGCTGCGTGTTTGCTATTTCCTGCATTTCTTGGCTCCTT